ATGGCTAGAAATGATGATGGTACTAGTAAAAAGATTGATGTGATCCTAGGTGGTATGGAAACCATCGGTAGTGCAGAACGTAGCACTGATAAGGAACAGATGCGTGAAACTTTCTACACCATATCAGATGGTGGATATGCCAATCTTATTATTGAAAAGTTTGGTAAGGAAAGAGTAGAGAAAGAACTAGAAGACTTCCTCTCATTCGATTTCTTCCCTCGTTCTGGTGGTGGAATCGGTATGCAACGTCTAATGTCAGCCCTTGAATAAGGGCTTCCATTGTGAGGTGACGAAACTGGTAAACGTGTCAGTCTGTTTAACTGATGTCTCTGGCGGGACTTGGTGGTTCGACTCCACCCCTCACAGTTTAAATCTATATTTATCACTGGACGTTTTGAAGAAGACGTGGTAGACTTGGAGAGTGAATACCCACCCTTATGATTGAATCCAGAGAAGAACTTAGAAAAATCATACAACAAAAGTGCTATAAGAGAGGAGATTTTACACTATCTTCTGGCCAGAAAAGTGAGCACTATATTAATTTAAAACCTGTTACTTTAAGTGGTGCAGGACTAGAAATAATAAGCATTTTGATGCTTGCAATGGTTGATAAGGAATGTGCAGCAGTAGCAGGTTTAACTCTTGGTGCTGATCCTTTAGTTAGTGGAACTGCTTTGATTGGTACCTTACATGAGAGACCACTTGATGCTTTAATTGTTCGTAAGAAAGCAAAAGGACATGGTACAGGTGCATGGATTGAAGGACCAGAACTTCCAAAGGGTAGTAAGATAACTGTTCTCGAAGATGTGATTACTACAGGTGGGTCATCAATAGAGGCAGTTAAAAGATTGAGAGATGCAGGTTATATTGTTGAGAGAGTTGTTGCTATTGTTGATAGACAAGTTAGTGGTGAAGCAGATATTAATATGGCTGCTGCACATCTAGAAATGTTTAGTCTTTATGATCTTAGTGAGATAGCAAATGGATTATAAAACATCTGGTGTGGATATAGAAGCAGGTAATGCTTTTGTAGAAGAACTTAAGAAGAAAGCACCCTCTATTGGTGGGTTTGGTGGTATGTTCCAGATTCCTTCTGGTTATGAGGAACCTGTATTGGTTTCTGGTACTGACGGTGTTGGTACTAAAATTAATATGGCACAAGTATTTGGGGACTGGACAACTATTGGTATAGATTTAGTTGCCATGTGTGTTAATGATGTGATCACATGTGGTGCGAAGCCTATGTACTTCTTAGATTATGTTTCTTGTGTGAAATTAGATGATAAGGTTGCTGATATTATGGTCGGTATCCTTAAAGGATGTGAGTTAGCAGGTGTAGAACTCATTGGTGGTGAGACTGCTGAACATGGTAGGTTTGCAAAGGATATTGATCTTGCTGGTTTCTGTACAGGTATTGTAGAAAAGAATGAGATTATAGATGGTAGTCTCATTAAACCAGGTGATAATATTATTGGACTACCTAGCAGTGGTCTTCATAGTAATGGGTATAGTTTGATCAATGATATGCTATGGAGGCATAAGATATACTATAAGGATACACCTGAGTTAATTACTCCCACTACAATCTATGCAAAACAAGTAGATCAGTTGTTAGATGAGATACCTATTGTTGGTATGGCACATATAACTGGTGGTGGTATACAAGAGAATGTGAATAGAATTATACCTAAAGGATTAGAAGCAGTTATTGATTTTAATTCTTGGAATATGCCAGATATCTTTAGCAAGATCATGCTTGCTGGTGAAATACCAGAGGAAGAAATGAAGAAAGTATACAATTTAGGTATTGGTTATGTACTAATAGTTCCACCTGAGATTGAGATGTCAGGGGTCATTGGCAAGGTCCGTGAGTCCACACAATAATGCGTAATATTACCTATGTGGTAGACTAAATACTTACGTCGTTTGACACTAGTGGAGTTGAAACTATCATGTCCCACTATACGGTTGGTTACCACAATGCAAACCAAGAACATTATGAAATATGTGAGTATGCCCAAGATGCCTACGAAGCAATACAGAATTCAAAAGAGGATGTCCCTGGTCTAAGGGAGCATCCTCATTTTATTGACTATTGTACAATGGGTGTTGAATTATGAAACACGAAATTATGTGGTGGATGTCAAGATTAACTATTATGTTAACGTCATTGTTCTTATCAATGACACTAGCAGCACAAGCATATGCTGCAGAGATACAGATGGGTTCAGGAGGCATGTTAGTCTTTGAACCGTGTGAATTAACCATTGCTGTTGGAGATACAGTTACGTTTGTTAATAACGAACTGCCACCACACAATGTAATGTTCACAGATCATGAAGAACTTTCACATGGAGACCTAGCATTTACTGCTGGAGAAAGTTTTGATATTACTTTTAATGAAGCAGGTGATTACGGATTCCAGTGTGACCCACATGCGGGTGCTGGCATGAAGGGGGTGATACACGTTGAGTGAAGTAGTATGGTCAGTTAATATAATGTGTGGTATACTACTGTCATCAGTAGGATACGTTATCTACTGGATTTTTACTTATGATGATTGATCTTTATAATGACGATCAAAGAATTTGATACTGTCCATCAAATATTTCCAACAGAGATTATGGAATTTAAGGACATTGAGATACCTCAATGTGTCTATAATGCTCTGCAGGATGAAGAATTAGGTCTTACTAATTTTCCTTATGGTGTTTATACATCTAAAGGTAATCTACATCACAGGCCAGAGTTTGCTTTGGTCAATAAACAGATACAAGATTGCTTAGATAGATGGACAATCAGTTATAAGTTAATGTGTGATAGATTAAAGGTGTCTCTTATGTGGGCAGTCTTTTCTAAAGCACATTCTAACGCTAGTCATCCCACGCACAGGCATCCTTATGCAGCAGTGTGTGGGATTTTGTATCTTACAGATGGTGTATCTACCATCTTCCATGATCCAGTAGTCTCCAGAGAAAGAGATTGTTTGGAGATAACTAGAGAGGATGGTTGGTTACCTTACTGGTCTAATCCAGCAAAGAAAGGAACCCTACTTCTCTGGCCAGGTTGGTTGATGCATAGTTCAGCACAGAATGATGCACCTACTGATAGATGGGCAATCTCTTTTAATGCAATGCCAGATGGTCATGTGAATATGACATCGTTTAATTATCCAATGGCAAACATTTCTATATCATGAAACTAAAAACACCTCTTAGGTACCCTGGTGGTAAGTCTAGGGTTGCTAAAAAATTACTCAAGTGGTTCCCTGATGACATAAATGAGTATCGGGAACCATTTCTAGGTGGTGGATCTATGGCGATCCAATTCACTTTACACAATCCAGACACCCCTGTGTGGGTGAATGATAAGTATGATTATCTCTACAATTTTTGGAAGAATTTGAAGGACAATGGTGAAGAATTATCTGAAGCACTGGTTAAAATTAAACTTGAGAATGATGATGAACCTTCCGCTAAGGAGTTATTTAAGACTGCCAAAGAAACCATCGGTGAGGTGGAGTCGTTTGATCGAGCTGTTCTATTCTGGGTTCTTAATAAGTGTAGCTATAGCGGGTTGACAGAGAACTCTTCATTCTCTGCTACTGCATCACGTCAGAACTTTACAGTACGTGGTGCTAAGGCATTGAAAGAGTACTCAGAGTTGATTCAGAACTGGACTATCACCAATTATGATTACACTGAACTACTTTCAGAGTCAACGGATTCATTTATATTTCTTGACCCACCATATCTAATTGGTTCGTATCTATATGGTTCTGATGCATCATTACATAAGTCATTTGATCATCAATTCTTTGCTGATAACTGCAAGAATTGTTTACATAAGTGGTTGTTAACTTATAATATGCATGATGATATAGTAGATCTCTTTAAGAACTTTAATCAGACTGAATTTGCTATCACGTATGGGATGCAACACAGACGTGACAATAGAAAGAAAGAACTGCTAATATCTAATTATGAAATAGACCCACCTACCCCTGTTGAAATGCTTTATGGCACATGATGTACCGTTAAAAGATTATCTTAATAGTATTAATCTGAAAACTACAGACCTTTCAGATAATGAGTTGGCAATGAAAAAGTATCCTGCATTTGTTATTAACAAGTGTTTAAGTGGGTTCACGGATACCATTATTCATGCTAATGAAATGAATGGAATGGCACACTTGGACAGGGATCTTCAATATCAATATTTTCTATATAGTGTTAGGAAATCCAAAAGGTTTTCACCTTGGCAGAAGAAAGAATCCAATAAGGATATCGAACTTGTGAAGGAATATTATGGCTATAACTATGATAAAGCGGAACAAGCAGTTAGAATTCTGTCCAGAAAACAACTTGACATTCTTAAAGCGAAACTTGATACTGGAGGAAGGAAATGAGTGAAGAGATCAAATGGTCTCAAGACTTGATGTTGGAAGTTGCCCTTCGTGAACCCGATGACTTTTTAAAAGTCCGTGAAACTCTCACCAGAATTGGTGTGGCATCACGTAAGGAAAGGAAACTCTACCAGTCTTGCCATATTCTGCATAAAAAAGGTAAGTATTACATAGTTCATTTCAAAGAATTGTTTGCACTAGATGGTAAACATACAAACATTTCTGAGAATGATGTACAGCGTAGAAATAGAATTGCAAAACTACTATCTGATTGGGGATTATTAGAAATTGTTAACACTCTTACTGAAGGAGAGTTAGCACCACTCAATCAAATTAAAGTACTCTCTTATAAGGATAAGGGGGAATGGACTTTAGAATCGAAGTATAATATAGGTAAGAAAAAGCAAGTTGAATCATGAAGGTCACTACTAAATGGGATGGTACCCACGTGGTTGATATACCACAAACGAGAACCCCTATTCAGAGTGAGAATCCTTTTCCTCTTATATTTAAAACTCAATATGACTTCCGCTTTGATGAGATAAGATCTAAAGTAGAGGATCATATTGTAGAAGCGAAAGAATATACAGAGAAGAATAATAGAACCACTCCAGAAGGGGGTGGTGGTACTAGTAGTGTAGTTCTTCTAAACAAAGGACCACAATATCAACCACCTCATAGATGGAAAGAGTTTGAACCTTTTATTAACTTCATCCAGAAGGATGCTGATCTTGTTTGGAAGGAATGGAACTTTGTAGAGAGGGCACAGAAGGTTATAGGTGAGTCTTGGATTAATTCTCATCCAACAGGAGGATTTACTAGTCAACACCATCATCATGGTATACATATGGCAGTGGTTGCTTACTTATATGTTCCAGAGAACGGTGGTAATCTATTGGTTAAGAATCCTATGACCATGTATCAGCATGGTTTACCTATGGCACAGGAGAATTATTATAGGAATCAATGGAGACCAATAGAGGTGAAGACCAATGATGTAGTGATATTACCAGCATGGTTAGATCATATGACAGAGGTGAATCAGTCAGAAGAAAATAGATATGTTATGTCATTAAATGTGAAAGGTTTTTATTGATAAATAGGCCAGCGATAAGATAGTAAATGCCTGAAGAAATAAAAGAGGATACGAAAGGTGTCCTAGGTAAAATTAAAGATAAAGTTTTACCAGATGAGGAAGATGCAGCAGCAATCTTCTCAACTTTTGTTAGATTAGGTGTGTTGGTTTGGTCAGGTGGAATACTAACATTAAATTATGTTACAGTTCCAGGACTAGTACAACAAAAGATCGACCCGACTTTCATAGCCTCGGTTTTCACTGGTGTTTTAGCTAGCTTTGGCATTCAAACTGCATCTAAAAAAGGTGATGGAACCATGAAAATGAATGGTACTAATGGTACAATTGGTGCTAACGGTGCAGGTGGTTCTGGTGGACCTGTTCAGACAATAAGGATTGAACAAGCTCCCCTAAAAATCATTGCCGTTGATCCTAAAAAGGATGATAAACCCTATACCCTATAAATATCATGCAAAAAATTATTAATGTACTTGCTGTTACGTCTTTTGCTGTATCTCTTGCCGTTGTTAGCACTGCTGGCTACGTTTATGTACGCAAGGATGCAATCATAGACAGTATTAAAGAGAAAGCACTTAAGAATATCGGTGGTTCTGCTCTAGGTGGTCTTGCTGGTGGTGCACTAGGTGGTGCTTTAGTACCATTACCATCACCACCTTCACCTAGTCAACCTCCTGTAGGACTTCCTGGACTTCCTGGCGGATTCTAAATGGACTTCCAGAAGATCGCTTCTACTGGTACAGCAGTGACAGTTCTTGGAACTGGTGCGTTCGTTGGTGGCAATCATGTCATAGATCAACACACTGGTGGTCCACAGAAGCGAGAGGATGCTAAGATAGAACAGATTAGACAGATCGTTGCCGAAGAAGTATACCTTCAGTTGGCAGCGCAGTCTAAGAAAACTGGGAACGTGACTGGTTATAAGCCACCTTCCCAAGACTATCGTAGAATTGTACCCAATGGAACTAACTGATCTTAATGTGAACAACGTACTCAATGAGATACGTCCCTACATCGAAGCAGATGGAGGATATCTTGAGTACGTTGCTATAGACTATCTTGAAGATGGTCCTATTGTTATGGTAAGACTTCTCGGTGCTTGTGCAGGATGTGCAATGAGTGCTGACACAATGAAACTAGGTATAGAACGTCTAGTACAAGAACGATTTCCTGAAGTACAAAAAGTTATTCAAGTATAATGGGTATCAACGTACCAAATATAACCACAAACACACCCCAGATACCAAACCTACAGGTTAATGGTACTGGGATTCGTTTTATTAGATCTAATAATTTCGGAGGTATTAGGGGTATCTTTGTGCGTGATGTTCAAACAACTCAGATACAAAATATACGTCCTTGGATGAATGAAGTACCCAGTGTACAACCATTACAGGTACCTGTTACTACACTTATAGGTACACCTATAGTGAATGTGCCTGGTTGTGTTAAGGTAAATAAAGAGAATGCAAAGGATCCTAAGAATAAGAATAAACAATTAGTTAATGATGATCCTAAGCAGAATGTAGTTCTATGTGATGGTGGTATGCCTTACTATGAACCACCTAACTATGACGCTAGGGAACTTACTTGGCAGACTATTACTCAAGAACAAGAAGAAGCGGAAGGTGTGGATACAGGGGATCCACCTGCACCTGATATAGATCCCCCTCAACCACCTGTTACACCCCCTCAGACAGCAGAGGATATAGAATGTCCTCCACCTAATGCACAAAGAATTGGAGACCTATCACAGAGTGGTAAGGAAAGAGTTAAAGGATATAAGTTAAGTGTAGATAAAAAAACTTGCATAAAAGAATGGGAAGATGTGCCTTTTATAGACGCATACTTCCCATCTCCTGCTGTAATAACTACTACGGCTGGGATTGCTGCTGTGGCAACGACATCTGCCCTACTTGCCAAACCCCTAGCTGATCTGCTCCTGAAGGTTGTGAAACCTGTCGTGAAGAAAGTGATTGGGAAGATTCAGAAGATGACTGGGAAGACTCCGTACCGTCCGACTCAATCTGAGATTCGGACGAATCAGTATCGAGAGAAGAAGGGGATGCTTCCTCTGAAGTTTGGGAAGAAGAAGGTTGTCGAGAAGAAGGATCGTTAAATTTAACTTCTGGTAAGTCATGTGTATGTGGTAATAACTTACCACCAGGTGCAGTAACAACTACATCAGCACAAACTGAATGATAAGGAGATGCAGGGTGGAAAAATATACCAGCCTTTTTGAGTTCACCACAATTTTTTAATCTTGCGATCTCAAAATCTAACCGCTTGTTAGATATCAATTGAGTTTGCATTTCTATTTGTGCTTGTGCAGCCTCATGACATTGCCTTACTAATTTTCTATTCAATGGGATTGATAGAGTAGCAGATATACCAGCATTAAATGATTGGTTTGCTCTCATGTCAGTCCTTATTGGTTTGTACCATGTAGGTGTCATGGAACCATTGCCATCAACTATATCTGGTACACCATTGGGACCATCTATATCCATTTCTATTTGTATATCATCTCCATCTTCAAACCATCTACTACCATCTGCTTTGGTTCTGGTGTCATACCAGTCTTCCCACGGATAGTTTTTAACAGTAACAGTTTGCTTTGTAGTGCGACCTGTTAAGTCAGTCATATTATATTGAGGTTCATTATAAAAATCTTCCCAAGGATCCTTCCTTGAGTCAGCAAATTGTACATATGGTGTGAGGTTAAATGTACTACCTTGACACTGTACACCACCACCATAAGTATTAGTTATGTATGG